GCTGCGCTCCTTAAATCATTACGCAAATAGGTGAGCACACATGGCACAAGTATCCGGTACTTATAGCAAGTACGATTTGACGGGCATTCGGGAAGATCTCTCGAATGTTATCTACAACATTGACCCCACGGAAACACCCGTTGTTTCAATGATACCGAGGGTTGACGCGAAACAAACCAACCACGAATGGCAGACCGATGGTTTAGCGGCCGCTTCGACTTCAAATGCTCAAATTGAAGGCGACCAGTTCAGTTACTCAGCGCCCACCGCAACCACACGCCTTGGCAATCATTGCCAAATCATGTGGAAAACGGTTCTGGTAACTGGCACTGCCCGGGCTGTTGATACCGCTGGCCGAGCGGATGAACTTGATTACCAAGTCGCAAAGATGGGTAAAGAACTTAAGCGCGATATCGAAGCCCAGGTATGTGACAACAACGCAAAGGTTGCTGGCAACGATTCCACCGCTCGCGAAATGGCCGGTATCCCGGCGTACCTTAAAACCAATTCTTCTGAAGGCTCTGGCGGCGCTGACCCGACTGGCGACGGCACGGACGGCAGAACGAATGGTACACAGAGAGCATTTACAGAGGCTCTAGTGAAATCCGTTCTTCAGTTGGCGTACACCAACGGCGGGAATCCTACCAAGCTCATCGTCGGCGCATTCAACAAGCAGAAGGTATCGGAGTTCTCCGGTAATGCGACCCGCATGGATAAATCCGAAGACAAGAAGCTGTATGCGGCGATTGATTTTTATTACTCCGATTTTGGGGTCCTGGAAGTCATCCCGGATCGTTTCTCACGTTCTCGTGATGCCCTGTTGCTCGATCCTGAGTATCTGGCCATCGCTGAACTGCGCCCGATGCAAGACGTGAAGCCGGCAAAAATTGCTGACGCAGACCCGCACGTAATTCTGACTGAATTGACGTTGGAAGTACGCAACGAGAAAGCGCACGGCATCGTAGCCGACTTGACCACGAGCTAATAGCGGGGGGCTTCGGCCCCCTCCTTTAAGGAGAAAATATGTTTAATTTAAAGCAAAACGATGATGGCTCGTTGTCGTTCGTCAACTCCGCTGATTCGGTGGTGCCCTTAAAATTGGGCGCTGATAACACCGTTCAAACTGAGAAAGGTGTAGGCGCGGTTGCTGGCACTGGCGTAAGCGTGGCGGAAGAGGGCAATAACGTTATTCATAGAACCGTTTTTACCCTTTCTTCTCTGTCTGTTGCTATGACCGATGCCGGGGCTGCCGGCTCACATGGTAGTCAGAAAATATATGATTTCCCAGCTGGGGCAATCCAGATTTTGGGGTGTTCGTATGACCTGACTACTTTGGCGGGCGCTGGCGGCATTGCAGATAACGCCGCTCTGGTTGGTTCCCTTGGCACGGCCACGGTTGGCACTGATAACGCAACCCTGACCACAACTGAAGCAGATTTAATTGCTTCTACGTCCGGCACGTTGTCATCTAGCGCGGGAACGCTGAAGAGTCACGGCTCTTTGGTGGCTACCGCTTTTGATGGCACTGCTACCGCAAAAGATGCTTATCTGAATCTTGCTGTTCCGGATGCTGGCAGCACCGCGAGCGACACGATAACGGTAAGCGGAACCATCATAATCACCTGGGTAAACCTGGGCGATTATTAATAACCCTCCTGTCTTTGAGCGCCCTCCGGGGCGCTCCCTTCTTTTGGAGAAATTATGAGTGCGAGAGACACTATTTTCCGCCCGGGTACACACCAGAAGGTTGCGTACACTGGAACAGCGGGGACCATAACAAACGCAGTTGATGCGCAAACAAGATATGCGCGGATTGTTGCAACCTCAGCTTGTCATTATTCGATAGGCGGCAGCCCAACTGCTACCACAAACGACCCCTATCTGCCGGCAGATACGATAGAAATTATTCAAATTTCTCCCGGCGAGAAGGTTTCCTTTATTCAAGTTTCCGCCGGCGGGACTGGTCACGTTACCGAATTGACACATGGCTAAAGAAGTTAAAACCGATGATTTTGGGGTAACACGAACCCTCGCGGTTGAAGACGGGAAATTGATTAGCGGCGTTCATCAAGACATTGAGCCGATATTGGAAGCTAATAAAAGCTCGTACAACGACGCACCAGCAAACTGGAAAGGCGAATTTCATCACGTGGCAAGAATCCCCTCGTCGTTTGTTCCGATGCTGATGGAGGAATTTAAGTGCACATATCGGCAGCTTTGCTGTGATCCTGACATCAGGAAGAAGTTAATCGCAAAACTAAATAGCAACGATTACCGATTTTTGAGAGTCAGGCCGGGGAGGATTTCGTGGCGATAACGACTTATGCCGAGCTTAAGACCGCCGTCGCAAACTGGCTGGCCGACGACACCCTGACCACATACATTCCTGACTTCATCACTCTTGCGGAAGCACGAATTTATCGTGAGCTGAAAGTTAGGCAGATGGAGACGGCTTTAAGCTCTGCTATTTCGAGCGGTGTTTTGGCTGTTCCTACTGGGTTTACCCAAATGAAGTGGGCGTATGTGAATGGTTCTCCGACCTCTCCGCTTCAGCAGGTTTCACTAGAGTATCTGTATTCCCAGTACCCTGCGCGCTCATCTGGTGGTAAGCCGAGATATTTCGCAAGAGAGGGAGAAAACTTTGTTTTCGGACCCTACCCGGACTCAACATATACGATCAAAGGCGTTTATTACAAAAAACTTGCAGCCTTGAGTGATTCCAATACAACGAATTGGCTTATCACTGATGCTCCGGATTTGATCTTGTTTGCTTCTTTGGTGGAAGCCAGGTCTTTCATCATGGATGACACGCGTATCCCGTTATGGGAGGCACGTTACATCAATGCAAAGGGAATGATCGAAAGCCAGGACCGAGACGAAGAGTTCTCTGGTTCTGTGATGAGTCCGATTGCTCTATGAAGCAGACCGTGCCCTTTTCGGGGCTGCATCAAGACTTACCCGCTTTAGGTAATCCAGGAATGACACAGGCGCATAACTGTGTCTGGACTGACGGGTGTTATAAGCAGCTTCTAGCATTATCAACCACGGGTGATGCGCTAAGTAATCGCTGTCAGGGTGCCTTTGCCGGAAGAGACGAAGACGGCAACACCATTTTATATGTTGGTGATTCAACAAAGCTATATCAACGAAATTCAACGGCATGGACTGATAAGAGCGGTACGACCTACAGCACTCAGTTCGCCGGGTTCTGGAAGTTCAAGCAGTTTGAATCAACGGTTATCGCGACCAACTACAACAATAATCCCCAGAAAATTACGATTGCTGATGGCGGGAATTTTTCGGACCTGGATTCCGGAGCACCGAAAGCCAAGCACGTTGGGATAATTAACCAATTTGTTTTCCTAGGCAATACCACCGACACAACCAACGGCACAGTCCCGTATCGGGTTCATTGGTCTGCAATCGGGGCTCCAGATGACTGGCCAGCCCTTGGGACTTCTGAGGCCTCAGAGAAACAGTCAGACGCCGAAAACCTAAACCCTGCTTATGGTGAAGTCATGGGTATATCTGACGGCGAACGCTTCGGGTTAGTTTTCCAGGAGACCGCTATCACACGGTTTACCTATGTGGGTGGCGCGGCGATATTTGAAGTTGAAACGTTCGAGAGGTCTAGAGGATTAATCGGGCCTTTCGCTTTTGCTCAAATCGGCGAAGAAGTTATTTTCCTATCATCTAGCGGGTTCTTTAAAACAAACGGTCACCAAGTAGTCCCAATAGGATTGGGCCGTGTTGATGATGTGGTTTTAACAAATCTTGGTGATGAGTTCGCAGAAGACAGGATTTATGCCGCTGTTGATCTTCTTAATAAATTGGTTTTCTTCAGTTACCCCACTGGGAACGAAACCAACCCGACCAATCTTGTTATCTATAACTATGTAGAAGACAAGTGGACCACGGGAGCAGAGACGGTAGAGTTTCTTTTTACCTCCAAGACACTTGGTTACACGCTGGATCAATTGGACAGCGTATCCGCGAGCATTGACGCCTTAAATATCTCCTTGGACTCATCGATTTGGGAGGGCGGTCGAGATCAGGTAGCGGGCTTTAATACCTCTCATGTCTTCGGGGATCTTTCCGGCTCAGCGAAAACCGCAACACTGGATACTCAAGAAGCGGCATTAAACCACGGTGGCAAGGCTATGGTTCGTGGAGTCAGGCCTTTAGTAGAAGGCGGAACCGCGACTGTGGCTCTCCTGACCCGGAATCTCCAAAGCTCATCTAAAAGCGCCGGGAATGCGGTCAGCCTGAACTCTAGAACGGGGATGGCAAATTTCCGTAGCAGGGCACGCTATCACTCCGCAAGGGTTTCGATTGCGGGAGGTTTTACAAGGGCTTTCGGTGCTGATTTTGAATTCGAGGTTTGCGGCGAAGTATGAGCCTTAACCAGCTAACGTTCAAAGGCAACACCGCGAACGAACAAAGAATTATAGAAACCCTTAATCAAATAATTCTTGGAAATCTTAATAATTCCGCAACCGTAACACTAACAGCCGGCACTACGACCACCACTGTAAGTAATTCACGGGTTGGCGCAAGTTCATTTATTGAATTCATGCCAACCACTGCAAACGCTGCCGCTGAAAAAGCAGCCGGCACCATGTATGTGAGTTCGAGAACAAAAGGTGAGTTTGTTATCACCCATGCAAACAACGCACAAGCAGATAGAACCTTCACCTATATCCACGTCGGTTAAATGTCTTCCGGTTCAAGCGGAAGACGCCAAATACGCTTGGCCTCTCGTGTCCCATTTTATCCAAATGGCGCTTGATGAGAGTTCCGACCGGTTCGAATTGGCAGATGTTTTAAAACTCATCGAAGAAAAAAAAGCGCAGCTCTTTATTTTTAAAGACGCGGAGATTCTTGGTGCGGGAGTAACGACTATCGAGAGTTCAGGTTCTCACAAGTGGTTAAGGATCATGTGGATCGGTGGGAAAGATTGGGAATTGTGGGCGCATTACCTGGATTCCGTAGAGCAGTGGGCAAAGTCACTGGGTTGTGAACGCGTAGTGGTTTACGGAAGGCGGGGCTGGGAGAAGAGACTGAAAGATTACCGACGCACAGCAGTAATTTTAGAGAAGGTGATTTAATGAATAACATTGAAGACTTGCTCAGAACATTGCAGCAACACAATATCAGGAAAAATTCTAAAAGCAAAACCCCAGATTGGATTTCCCGTCTTCCCCGTGGTGGCGGTCTTATGTCGCCAACCTTCTCCCCGAATTATGGCGCTTTATTTCCTGAGCTTACCCAAATGAGCGGTCAGCAGGGCGGGCTGATGACGGATTTTAATCTACTCGCACAACAGCTTTCAGGTATTCGGCCGTTTCAGATGCCGCAAGCGTCTCCAATACCTCAACCCATACCACAGCCGACACCTCAATTACCGGCAGCCCCTCCGCCGACACCCGCACAACAGCAGCAAATTGTTAGGCAGAAACAAGCTATGTCAGGCCCGAACCGTTTTGCGGTTCCCATGGGCGTTTTCTTTGGGAAGTAAATATGGCCAATCAACCCGATAGCACAACGCAAACAACGACGACCCAACCCCCGTCTTATTTATTGCCGCATTTGAGCCGCTCCGCTGCTTCAGCCGGCTCATTGTTCAGACACGGACCCACGGTTGTTCCGTTTTCACCTCAAACCAATATCGCCCTGAACTTGCAACAAGCCAGAGCCATGAGCGGTTCTCCGGTCGTAAATGCCGCGCAAGGCTTTACAGAGAACGTTTTGCAGGGGAATTCACCTCTGAATCAAGACTTCACGGGAGGCCCTACAGGCTCGGATGTATTGTCACCTTTCACGGCCCAAAATAACCCTTATCTCGACGCTACCTTTAATAAAGCGGCGGGGGCTGTGAATCGCAACTTAGATACGGTACTTGCCCGGTCCGGAAGGGATTTGCATGGCAACCTCGGAGCGAGAGCTGATGCAATAAACGATCTTGCTACCGATATTTACGGCGGTGCATACGAAACCGACCGCAACCGCGCATTGTCGGCTGCCTCCCAAATGTCTGGGCAGATTTTCACCGGTGGTCAGTCTGATTTAGATAGACGACTCCAAGCGGCGTCGGGTCTAGGCTCTCAGCAGCTCGCCGCTGCCAGCCAAGCAATTCCGCTTGCTCGCGAGGACTATTTTGATATCTCCCAGCTGGGTAATGTCGGCGCAACAGTTGAAGGCATGGCGCAGAATATTGTTGATGCTCCATACCTTGCGCTTGAAAGATATAACTCCGGCCTTTCGGGCGTCCCCTTGGGGCAAAACTCAAGTTCGACAAATCCTCTTTATCGAAATCCCGCGGGCGGCATGCTGGGCGGCATGGCCGCCGGTGCTGGATTGGGCGGAATGATGGCAGCGCCAGGTGCTACCGGTCTGGCGGCTGTAGGTGGTTGGCCAATGC